ATAACATTACTTCTTCTTCAAAAGCTCTGTCACTATTTTCTGTATCGAAAATTTCCGCATGCTCATTAGCATAGTTGTTATATTCCAAGCCGAATAGTGCATTCAAACCTGGCTCTAGTTCTTTAACTAGTTGTCCTCTTGATATAGCCATAATTTAATCTCCTATCCTGCTATTATATACCAGTTGCGGTCATAAAGAAGTGTTCGTTGATGATCACTTTAAAATTACAATTAGCAGATGTTAAATCGCTATTGTCTGGATCGTCAG